AGGATGTTGTTTGGCTTCTCCCATTTACCGGACTCATCATGTACGAGGAGCTTGAGTTTCTCACCGTCGTAGGAGTTGTCACCGGTATTTTTCCAGTCGATAGTGGTGTCAAGTCCCTGTAATTCGTCCTGTAAGGTTTCGTCGGCGGAGGCGGTGAGCTTACGACGGGTGTACTTGGTTGCGGGGACACGGTAGGCAAGCTCGGTCTTGGGACGGTCCATTCCGTCCTGGGTCGGCTTGAAAAAGAAAGGGTAGTTGACAGATATGGGTACCACCTTATCTGTGAACATCTTCTTGGCATCAGGTCCAGACTTGGATAATATACCATACCTGGAGTCACTTGATATGGTTGCCAAGTTAACCACCTCTCCTGAGGCCATGAAAGAAAACCCGGACCGCCTATTCTTAAGGTAACACATCCCATAGGATCGTGGATCTGCCTTACAAGCTTCCCAGAAAATAAAGAATAATCTATTTGACTCCCTAAAGTCTGGTGCCCCGACGTCAATCTTAGACCACTGCAAGTACATATAATGAGTGCCAGTAAGATAAGTAGGAACATTTTTGTTATAAAACCAAAAGCCTTCTTCTCTAAGAGTAAACTCGTTATCAATGTAGTCATACCATCTTTCTTTAAAATCTTCAGGATATTGTTTAAAGTCGTAAACATTTTTTATTTTACTTAATACTTTTGGATATTCAAATTTAGCCCAAGTGTTTTCTTTAAACTTATGTATATTTTTTGCTTTTGGTAAAGCTATTTTAAGGTTTTGTATTTCATATATTTCACCTATAGTTCCATCTTTACTAATAACAACCATGTCGTGTTGTTCATTATAACCATATTCCCACTTTTTATTCTTGTTATATTTTTTAAGTGTAGACGGTGTAATATATTCTTTTAATACTTTATATAATTCTTGTTTATACATTATTTAGACCTCCCTTCTGCAAAACCTTTAAAACTTGATTTTTTCTTTTCTTCTACTTTAGGCTTATCTTCAAGCATGTTTTGCTCTTCTTCAATACGGTTTAATATTTCAAGAGCATCGAATATAGCTAGTTTTTTAGTAGCTGCAGCATTTTTAAGTCTATCTGCGGAAATGTCAGGTCCAAAATCTATAATAGGTTCTTTAGCAACTTTAATTAATTCTTTAATTGCTATTCGCCCAGCTTGGATTATATTCTTCTTCGTTTCCTTGGTACTCATATTTAATTACAATATCATTTGATTCCATACAATATAAACGTTTGCCTTCAACTAAAAATTGCCAGTTTCTATTAGGTTTAAAACCTATTAAATCGCCTTCATTTATATTAAGGTTTTTTAAATTAGTATTACCATATTTTAATATACCTTTTAAATTTTGCTCTTTATTTGTGGTTAAATTGCTTTTGTCTTTTATTGGCTGAATAAAACATCTATCAGCAAATGTATGCCAACCTTTTATATTTTTATATAAATATATTTGATGTAAACCAACAAAATAAAGATCGTCTTTAAACCAAGATCTACTAACTTTCTTTTTACCTTTCATGTTGTAAAAAGTTCTAAACACATTTTGATGTATTACTATAGTATCACCTTTTTTAATTTTAGTTTTAAAAGCTAAAGGCGTTTCAATAACTTTAGCTAGTCTATTAACAAAAGTCCACGACTCTATTTTTGTATTAACAACAAGTTTTTTATCACCAACTTGTATTTCATTATTATACTTATCACCTATAGGTTGTACAATAAAATCATATAAACTTTTCATTAATATTCTAAATCATATTCAATTGATATAGCCATGTTAGAATTAAATTTTTTCCATGGTAATACTTCATTGTTTTTCTTTATAAAAATATTATAAGAATTATCCGAAGGTTCTAATAAAATATGTGATATTTCATGACCACCATATACTTGTTGACCAATAGAATAATGCATTGCATCATTTTTATAGTCTGAACCAATACTGATCTTTCTAATATTGTTACTCATCTTTTTGTTTTTCAAGTGGTGTTATCTCACCAGTCTCAAGATTAATATTAACACGACCGTATTCTTCTTCTAATTCTTTTTTAGTTGTTTCTATCTCATTGCTTAATGTTCTTACGTCACTAGCAAGGTTATGTTTTTGTATTTCTAACACACCTATATTATTCAATAAACGTGATAGTTTTTGTTGTTGATCAGTTATTTTTTGTAACTGAATATCTCTTATCTTTTTCATTTTATTTAATTTAATTAGTATCTAATTAGATAGTTACACTATTATTTGTAATTTTACTATACTCCGTATGTAGCTTTAGAACCATTCCAACATGCTACTATTTGAGATTCTGGTATTGTAGTGTTAAATATGGCAAACTCTCCATAATGAGCAGGATTGTTTTCTGCTAAGTTAGAAGCATTACCTAAATATACATTTTCAAAAAAGAACTCATCTATATCTAACGAGCTACCTGATTGTTCAAAATATATACCATTAGCATCTACTGGAACTGTATTACCAGTACCATCTCCATTTTGATAATCCCAGTCTGTTGTTGTAGCTGGTGCTACAGGTGGATTTGCTATTGCCCACGCTTCAGAGCTAGCGCAACCTACACCTATTTTAACACTACCATCATTAGAACCAGCACTTGTTGATGGGAAAAATTGTAATGCTATAAACATCCATTCACTTGTTAAATCAGCTCCTCCAGTTGCACTATAATTTATTAACGAAGGATAGCCAAATATATAGTTTGGTGAAAATAACAAGAAACTTAAATTGCTTAAATAAAAACCTTGGTCAAACGCAGCGCCTGATTGTATTCCAAAGAAATCAAATATACCACCAAAAGTTTGACTAACATATGGTCCCTGCATCCACATACATAAAGTTGATTGAGTTGTAACACCACTTGTCAAAGCTGAACCTCTTAATATTGCATTTGCAGAACCTGCAAGTGCCCAATAAGCTGGCTCAGTTGCGGTTTTTGGAAAGAACTGAAAATTAGTTGTGTTTGCTGATGTTTGTAAGTCACCAATAGTATTACTAGATGTTAACTGCTCAACTAAAGCACCTGACGATACAGTACCTGCAACAGCTTGATTAAATGCTTGTGGAGTATAATAAGCAATTAAGTTTGTTAAAGGAAATTGAATATCTGGTGGATAAATTGGGTCTATATAGTTTTCAAATTTTTTCCAATAAAAAGTTCCATCATCATAAGTATATGAAAATAATACTTTATTAGTACCACCTAAAGATGTGTTACCACTAGAAAATAAACTATTAATACCAGCTGCACTACCAAAATCTTCATCAGGCATTTTATAGTTTGAAGAAGCTGTAGGTATTAAAATAACATTTCCTTCAGTTCCATCAGGAAACTCACCAAGAGTATTAACTTGTATTTGATTTGCTGCAGCCGAAGCAAGCGTGACTATTATGTTTGGACCATCAGTAGCAAAATCCCAATCAATTGTAGCGCCTCCAGCTTTTGATGTATAAGAGCTTGATCCTCCACTAGGAACTGGTATTTCTATCACACCACCTGTAGCTGTTACTGCTAATGCTTGGGTTGCTGTTCCAGTTCTTGTGCCAGAACCATAATCACTAAATTCTACACTTGTACCTACTACTAAATCATTTGCTATATCTAAGTTTGCGGCTGGTGAAGTTGTTCCTAAACCTACAAAACCAAAAGCGCTTACATATATATTAGTACCTAAAACACCTGCATCATCTGCATTTTGTATGTATAAGTCTTGACCACTAGGATTTATAGTACTATCTAGTGTAAATATTTTTGCTGCAATAACCGCACTTGTAGCATCATCTACACCATTAAATACAACAGCTTGACTACCTACGCTTGGTCCAGCTCCTGTAGCAGCTAAGTTTAAATCTCCAGTTAGCGGCTTAGTAGCGCCAGCTGTTAAAGGTAAGAAAGGACCACCTTGTAGTGTTATTAAGCTAGATGCTAAATCAGCTGGTGTAATCCTTGTATTGTTTACGCCTGCATAACCTACTATATCAGTAAAATTGTTTACATCTGTTTCTGCGACGAATTGTGAAAATTTTATATTTGCCATTGTATTGTTTTATTCTCTGATCATTAAATCAGCATTGTTTTCTGTTAACATAAAGTCTACTCCATTTTCTAGTATAATAAAGCTTCCAACTGGTGGAGCGCTACCAGCGCCTGGTTCAACTGGTATTGCTAATATTGCATTTGCATTTCCTAATATAGTTGGTGCCATGTTATTCTAGTCCTAATATATCTGAAGCTGTAGTATCACTTTGTAATACTCTAATTACTTGTAATGGTACGTATGAATTATTTGCTAAATTTTTTAATAACACAGGATCTTCACTAGCAGCTGGTATAACATTAATATCACCTGCAGTTCCTACAAACAAACTAAAACCGTTATTACCTTGTTTGTTATCTACTTTACCACCATTACCTCTATATATATCAAAAGCAGCGCCACCACCTGTTAATCCTGGTGCTGACAACTTTAGAGAGTCTTCTCCAAGTACTCCTACTACTTGAGCTATAACTCCAGTGCTTGGTTCATATACCACGTCTCCTCCTGTTACTCTATTAGAATAACCTGTTCCAGCTGGATTTAAGTCACCAGTTACAAAATTACCTGAACCTACAGGCACTGTTAAATTTGTACCAGCACCATTATTAGTACCGCTTTTATATATACCGGGTTCTGGTATATTTATATTGTCATCAGGTACTACTATTACCGCTTTTGTTGGTTGATTACTTGCCATTTTTTATTGTTTTTGTTTGAATATACTTGTTGCTTTTTCTGTTGTGCGTCCGCCAAAATAGGCTAAAACGACTGCCATCATAACTTTTTCAAAGGTATCGTTCCATGTTTCATGTATGTGAAATGGTATAGTTTCAATACTGTCTAATATGCCAGCAAATGAAAAAACAACTATACACCATATCAATATCATCGGTCTTACATTTTTTGACATCCAGGAATCAGACATTGAGTCTGCTTGCCATCTTGAAGTTATTGATTCTATTTCTTTATTCTGTTGATCATATATCAACTGTTGTAATTTTATTTTATCTTCAGCAGGCGCATCAGATTTAGTTATTTCTGCAATAGCTTCTTTAGGTGATGTAACACCTTTTAATACATTTCCTAATGTAGGATTAATTACAGAAGTAGCGCCTAATAATAGCTTGCCTACTGTTGTATCTTTAAATTCTTTTTTGCTCATGATTTTCTATATGCTTCTGCTTCCCAAGGAAGATTTTTAGCTCCTTCTTTCATGTCTGCTCTTGTGTACACTTTACCTTTCCAATAAACATGATCATCATCATAATCTAAATCACCTCGCTTCATTTGATCAATATGTACCATTTCATGATTAATAACATCTTGTAGTTTAGAAGGGTGTACGTCTTTATTTATAATAATAGTTAAATTATTATTAGCTTTTCCTAAAACATCATCTTCCATATCTACATGATATACTGGAGTATTGTCTATTTTATATGGAGGGTTTGTTAATTTAAAAGCCATATTTATTTTTTATAAGGAAATACTTTGTTTAACGCGTCTCTACGTTTACTACAACCGCAGCCACCTGGTATCATATCTGCTAGCTTTTTGATACCTGTGGCTTTGGTGAAGTTTTCAATTGTGTCTCCTAGTCCTCTAGGTTTCATACTTATGCTACCTTAAATGACTTAAAGTAAACAGTTTTATCTTGATCATAAGATCCTTGAGGAACTGTGTCTTGTGGTAAAGATACTGTAGACTTTACACCACCTGGGTTAGCTGTAATAGCTAAATTGATAGCTTTTTTAAATCTACCAAGATAACCAGTTGAAGCTGGTTTAGCTGCAGCGGCTCCAGGATCTGAAGCATCAGCATTTAATCCAATAAGAACTGTACAAACTTTAGAATCTACAAGTGTTAAAGTTGCAGTTACTGCAGTTCCTGGTGCGCCTTCTGCAACAGCAATAGAAAGTATAGAGTCAGCTAATAATAAGTTGTCTCCATCTTCTGCTGGTACAGCTCCACCACCGTCGTGTCCGTTAACTACCGGAAAATTTATCCATTTTGCCATAATAATTGTTTTTGTTGTTGTTAATATTTATTTGGTTTTGAGTTTTAATACAGCTCTCTACTGTGTTTACATTTTACCTTTTCCGTCTGCCGCGTAAAAAGGAACCATTTCACCATCTTCGTTTTTAACCATTTTTAGTTTTTCTTTCTTATGAAGAGGCGTGTGTGCTTCAGCCATAGACTTACCATACTCTGGTTTTGGCTTTTTCTTAGTTATCTTTTTTTCAATTTTGTAACCGTTTTGATGCATTGGTGTATGCGCTTTAGCCATAGAGTCACCGTATTCTGGCTTAGGTTTTTTTGATCCTTCCATGCCTTTCATTTCTGGTTTCATTGCCATCTCTGGTTTCATTGCCATTTCTGGTTTCATTTTTTCTTCCATTTTTGGCTCCATATCTCCATGTCCATCTCTTAATGGAGACATTGTTGATTTAAAATGCTTTGACATCCAAGGTCTATTACTTGTCATATCTCTTACTACTGGATTATCTTTTAATAAATCCATTCTTTCCTGCTTTACAGACTCACCTTTTCTTCTTCCGTAGTGGTGATTTTGTGGCGCAGCGTTATATGTTCCGGGCATAATTTTAATTTTTAATTGTTATTGTTTTGGTTTATTTATCTCCCATACAGTGCGACTGTGGCGCTGCATTTCTTTTCATTTCTTCGATTTTGTCAGAGTATAAATTATAATAAATTTCATCTCTATCTCCTTCAGTTTGTCTAGCTGTTCTTCTAGCTTGTCTTTTTAGTTTTCTTTTATCTTTATTAGACAATTCACGAGCTGGTGAACCATGATGTTCTTTATCATATTTCATATCACCTGCTAGTTTTGAAATATGCTTTTCATCAGCAGTCATTTTTTCATCACTATGTCCATGATGATCATCATAAATAATATCTCTTTTTAAATAATCTATATGTGCTGCGTCATCTTTAACAGCATCATCGTAATTTTCACTTGTAACTCTTGTGTGAGCGTGATCTCTTGACCACTTAGCATTACCAGTATATTCACCGTAATGACCTTTATGCATTTTTCCCATTTTATTATCCTAATTTTGTTGTTCCTTCTATATCAGTAGTTAATCCAGTTATAGGTTTTCTTACAAATTTTGTACCGTCCCAAACCATTTGTGTACTTTCTAATTCTTTATTTTCTTCTTTAAGTTTGTCTATACCTTCTTTAATTTTTTTAGAAGATTCTTCCATTTCTTTATCAAAATCTTTTTGATCTTTTTTCTTTTTATTAGCTTCTATATCTGCTACAGCTTTTCCTATTTTATTAAACATATCAGTATACATACCAGCAGTTGGTATATAAGCAGCTTGACCATATGTATCAGCAGCGCCTTCGTAACCACCTCGTTCAAGCGGTGACATTTCAGGAGCGCCTTGACCTATGATAACACCTACTTTGCCAGGATATTCTTGTTCTCTAATAGATTTATCAGTTTTAGATTGAGTAGCTTTCATAAGTTTTAGCTCAGATTCTGACATAGGAGTTTCTAAAGGTTTTGGCTCCTCTTTTTCTTCAACTTTTTTTGGCTCTTTAATATTTTTAAAAGGAGAATTTTGCGCAAATTTTTCTGAAAAATTCATATTATTTTTTTGAGCAGCCAAAGTTTTTAGCGTAATTAGCCATTTTAACTACTGATTCATCATAGTTATCTTTTTTAGCCATAACAGCATCAGCTGCTTCACACGTTGATTTACCAGGCATATTTTTCTTTACCCATCTTGTAAATTTTCCTTTGTTTTCCTCTTTTATTTCTGGAAATTTTTCTTGTAGAAAAGGACTTGAATATTGTGTATACATGTTAATTAGTTTTTATGTGAGCAGCATCTTTTAGTGACTGGCTCTGCTCCTTCGTAAGGAACACCATCAGTTTTTAAATGCATGCCAGTTATTCCTGAGCTAGATCCTACTCCGTGTAGTCTACCTTTTTGGCTTAATGGTCCGTCCCATATATGAGATTCACCAACTATACCAACTTTACCTTTACCCATACGCTCTGCGTGTGGATCATGAATTATACTTTTGTGTCTTGACATAATAATTATTTTTCGTGTTTCTTTTTTTCGTCCAAAATATCTGACTTGCGTCTGAAAGCTGCGTCTTGTGGATCTTCACCTTCATTAACAAACTTAGAATCTTCTCCGTTTTCTGTAATATCAGCTATTTCTGCTTCTAATCTTTTAATTTTACCTTCATCATGAGCCATTAAAGCTGATGGATATAATGATCTGTTTCTTCCAGGTCTTGATCCAAACATTCCCATACCCATCATTTGAGCTGATGGATCAAATGTAGGCATGCTTGCATCCATTACCATTTGAGATAAATCATTAGTTGCTCCTATACCTGAAGCTCCACTTCCAACTGGTTGCGCAGCATTCATCGCGTTTCTACTAACTTGTCTAGCAGCTGCTTGTTGTGCTGCCATAGCATTAGCATTTGTTAACGCGTTAATGCTAGGGTTATTGCCCATCATACCAAATAAACCTGATACGCCAAATTTTATTGCACTATTGCTCATCTTGTTTTGTCTTTGTTTAAATTATAAATAGCTTTAGTCATTACTTTATCGCTATAAGATGTGCCAGTTATTATTTTGTTTCTACTAGCTACATTTATATCTTCTTGACCAAGCATTATTCTATATATACGTTTTATTAATTGTTTACCTTTAAATGAAACTTTGTATATATTATATCTTTGTGTAGTTCTATTTCTATTACGCCATACAACTATCCAATCATTTTGTATTAACTTATTCCAACGTCTATTATTCCAGCTGTAAGTATATGTACCAGCTTTAAAATCTTTTATTGTAAACAAATCTATACAATCGAGATATATTAATAATTCTAAATCACTATCGGTTAAATCATTATTTTTACAAGCCCATTTACGTATTATCCGATAATGCTTCATTAAGTTTAAATCCTTAACATCTTGAGCATTTAATCTCATAACACAATAACAATATCTTGAGCTTTTATAACACGATATGTTTTCTTATTAATTTCTATTTTATGACCAGCATGTCTGTCAAAGTATATAATGTCTTCTTTATTTAATCCTTTTACTTCATCACCAATAGAAACAATACTAGCTTCTACGTATCTAATATCTTCACGCTGATTTTCTGCCAAAAGTAAACCACCTTTTGTTTTAGTAGTACCTTCTTTTGTTACATTTATGATTAAATTTTTACCTACTGCTTTCATTAACTCTAATATTATTAATTACACAATCAGTTGATAAAATCGTGGTAGCTACTGAAGCTGCATTTTGAAGAGCGCTTTTTGTAACTAATAGAGGATCAATTATACCACTATTAATCATATGTACCATATTTCCTGTAACTACGTCAATACCTTCGCCCTCGTTTTCTGGTGTTTGAGGTTTCATACCGGCATTGCTTAATATTGTTCTAAATGGAGACAATATTGCTTTAGATAAAATTTCTTCACCAACATTATCTTCTTTTATATTTAATGCTGCATTTAATAATGCAACACCACCACCTGGAACAATCCCTTCTTTTATAGCAGCTTTAGTAGCACATATAGCGTCTTCAACTCTGTCTTGCTTTTCTTT